ACGTATCTAGGAATGTCCTAACAAAGTAGCTTTGGTTAGTTGTACTAGAGGTAGAACCAAGATTAGTTACAGCATAACTAGATGCAGGGTTAATGCTATACACAATGTTATTAATAACAGCAATGAGCTTGCTATTAAAAGAAGCTAATCCTTGACTAGGTGTGTGAGCAGGAGGTGTTATAGACACCACTTGTTTAGCTAAGACTAAACCAGGTCTTTTAACAAACTCTCTCTTCTGATCCCTAGTCTCAAAGAAACAGTTAGCAGAATAGGAGTCCTTAGCAAAGGATCCGCTTCTACTTTCTATAGGTTGAGTAAGTGGTATACGTTCTGTAGCCATGCTTACATACCATAAGAGTTAACAGACGTAGACCTAAAGTCAGGACTAAAGAATGTACTACCAGGCTCTACATCCCAATCAACCATCTTATCTTTATAGGTTGCAGCACGTATAGCAATCTCTTGTCTAGTGTTCATAGGAACACCATACTCAAGAGACAACTGATCTGCTAAGTTCCATACCAAACAGTTCATCCATTCATTAGGGAAGTCTGGAAGTTCATTAGCTGTGCTTATGTCATTAATAGGCATCTGAGCTATTAAACGTAGTTGTAAGTCAGTCTGAGTAGTAGCGTCAGGGGTTAGGTACACATAGAGAATACCATTGAGCCTACGAGCATCATAGAAAATACTGTTGGGTGTACCAGTAGAGAACTTAGATCCTAGAACAGTGTATTCTTGCCTAGATATAACAATGACTGGTGTGTCTATATCTGGAGTAGATGCTGTATTACGATAGAACCCTTGAATAACCTTCAAAGGTTTGTCTGTAATAGCTGTACTAGGAGCTAGTGAGTCATACATCAAAGTAGATGTAGCACCACCTAGAACATAGCTAGTCTGTGCAGAAGTAAGAGGAATGATAAGTTCTGATACTTTCCATAGCTTTAAACCATCTGTATTGAATTGTTTGATCAACAAGTTTAAAGATATGGCAGCATTAGACACAGTGTTAGCGTCAGGTGTATCCCCAATCTCAAGCACTCCTAGTTTCCTAAGAGCTAGGGATATGATCTGATCACGAGTAATGCTGTAGTTGGAAGCCACATTAAATCCTTTGTTCTTCTAACTGTGCTTGATAAGCTGCAATTACTTCAGCAGTCCAAGCAACATTACAGATAGCCACCACATTGGCTGGTTGACCAGTTAGGTCTTGACCAGGCGTTAGGCTTGTACGATGGTATGTCTGAGAAATCTGGTCACCATCTTTTAGGATACGTGTTGCTTCCCGATACAAGACTATGCCGTTTTCGGTTACTGTGATTTGGTCTATGACCTTGGTTTCTGTGAGTGCCATTTTGATTCCTTTTGTTAAATTGCGTAAGAGATGGAGCCAGATACATTACTTGCCGTAATAGTTGTAGAGGCATACATAGTATTAATTGTTGCTTCAGCCATAAAAAATCCACCAACAGTATTAGTTCCAGCATTTCCGTATGCGCCCCACCCTTGAAAAGTTGCATTAACAGTAAATGGCATTCCGCCTAACGATGACCCAGCCGCAGAAATAGTTATATTTCCACCAACGGCTCTCCAATCAAGATAGACCATGTTGCCTATCTTTGTGTATCTTCCAGAATATACGGGAGTGCCAGAATTAACTGTTATTCCACCAGCAGTTGGTGTCCAAGTACCTTCTTCATAATCATCCAATGTGTTTGCATTAGATGATGCTGATTGGGTTGCGGGGAAAGTAATCTGTCCACCAGTAAGATTGATAGTAGGTATCGTTGCTTGACCAGTCATCGTTGGTGTAGCAATCGTAGGACTAGTCAGGGTCTTATTAGTAAGCGTCTGAGTATCAGTTAAACCCACTACAGCACCAGCAGGATTACCTACTCCACCCGCAGGGAATGTTACCCCTGCTGTTCCATCTATGATTGTTGGCATAAGTTATACCTGTTGAGTTTGTTGTGCTGCTACTTGAATTTGATAAGCTGCAATAACTGCATCAGTCCATATTGTTGAAGCGATTGTTTGTACCCTTAAATCTTCGTGTGAAATATCAGTACCAGGTGAGTAAACATCGTAATGAGGGTTTTGTTGTATTACTACTCCATCTCGCATAATACGATTTAATCTACATACTTCTATTTCATTTAGATTATTAACTGCAATATTTTGCACGATTGTATTTTCTGTCAATGCCATATTTTTCCTTTAATATGTTGAATAGGTTATGCCAAAACCAGAATCAAAACCTTTTATCCCAGATGTACTCCAAGAACCACCACCTTGTTCACAATACAAATCACCATTAGTTAAAATTGCGACCCATATTGTTTGTGATGCACTATTGTTAATACCACCTTGCACTGCTGCTTTTGATGAATTTGCTGGTCTTATTAAAGCTGGCATACCCGTTATTCTCAACGTACCAGCATTACTAGTTCCAGTGATACTTGCATTAAGATTATTTAAATGAACAATATTACCGTTTTTTGTGTAGTAGACAGTAGTTGTTGGAGACGTTGTGCATCCTGTTAATGTTCCTGTATAACTACCTTCTTGATAATCATCTAGCGTGTTAGCGTTAGTTGAGTTAGAAAATGTTGCAGGAAAAGTAATGCCTACACCACTAGTAGAAGGCGTAGCACCACCAACACCAATAGTTGTTGAAGCAGTCATTCTTGTGCCGTCTGTGGTAACTCCAGAAATACCACCAAACGCACCAGCGTTGTTGTACTGAAGTTGAGTGGTAGAACCACCAGGCGTTGCCCCTACAGTTGTCCAAGTAGGTGATGCAGTAGAACCACCAGAAGTCAATACTTGACCATTTGTTCCAAAACTAGGACTGCTTCCAACACCTATTGCTTGTGTTGAGTTTATTGTTAGCGCAGTAGTGTTAGCAGTTTGTAGAGCCAACGCTCCGCTAGTGTCAGCAGTCTGTACTAACCCTGCTGTAGTTGATGCGTTAATGGTTGTGGTCATTGTGTTCCCTCATCCGCTGGTTGTGGCGTATTGCCTTCAGCAACCCATGCTAAATAGGTTTGATAGTCTGTGTTGTCAGGGGCAAATGGTATGCAAGTGTTGTCAGACAAACGAAACACTACTTTACTTTCATTTGTTAATGTATCTTTAATCAGTTTATACATTTATAACTCCGCAGAAAAATTAAGCGAACAAGCAGAACCACCGCCTCGTATGAATCCACCACTTGCCGCTGTCGGGCCAGAAATAGCCGCCAATAGTGCCGCTGATGTTGTTCCAGCCGCACTAAGAGTTACGCTAGATGGCGTATATCCTGTTGTAACAATAACTTGGAATGTTCCAGTTGAAGTAAAAGATGGTGCTGTTCTCATCGGCACTGGATAAACCGCTACAAAGTAGAAATTTGATGTATTAAGACAAACGCCAGCACCCAATCCATTTTGCGCCCCTGTATCTGGCAAAGCAGAGTAGTACCTCTGGCACAAATTAAACTCAGTACCATAAGGTCTGTAATCAAAAGATGTTGCGGTACTGCCTTTTTCCAATTGAACGCCTGTTATAAAAAAGGTTGCCCCGCTTGTTCCTATCAATTGTGTTGCGCCTGTTACATTCAATAAAATAGTGCCTGATGTTGGGTTTGATGTCCATGCGCCAGTTGTCCCTGCGGTTCTTCCACTTCCTGCACCAAACCCCCAATTAATATCAATACCAATCCCATTTGTAGTTAGCCATGTTCCTGTTGTTGGGCCAGTAATTGTTATGGAAATTTTTGTCCATGTGTTTGCTGTTGGAATGTTATAAAGGCTTGCGTAATAAACTGCATACGCACTATTTTGTAATAAAACTGGAAAATTACCAGTGATACTTGAACGAACCCAAAAAGATAAAGTTACTGTAGATGCGTCTGCAGTACCCCAATTCAAATCAGAAATATTTAAACCTTCAATTCTTTGATACATGCTGTAACCTACGTTTCCAGTAGGAGTATCAGCAGTTCCAACAGTAGTTAATAAACTATTTACAAAACCCGCTGGTACAGTTGTACTTTGTTGTTGTGTAAAAGTTCCTGACCCACCATTTACGTCATAAGCCGCAAATCTATCTAGAGTGTTTGGATTATTATTGCTTGAATTTACAGTAACACTAGCCCCCGCATTACGCTGGTCAATCACCATCGCACCATTGATGATGCGGTTCTTAAAGCCATAGTAACCAGTAGTAGTACCTGTACCACCTTGTGCTTCTGTTACAGCAGTACCTGATTGCAAAATAGTACCACTAGTAGTAGGTAGAGTTAGCGTAGTAGTCCCTGCTACAGCAGGTGCAGATATAGTTACTGCTCCAGATGTATCGCCATTGATTACGACTGATGCCATTTGTATTCCTTAAACAACAACCCAGCGACTACCGCTAGATATAGTTACAGCTTGACCTGATGCCACGGTAACGGGACCAGCAGACATACCTGAGTATCCTGCTCCAATAGTGTAGCTTGCAGATACTGTTTGACTATTAACCACAATGCCATTTAATGCTACTGGGACTGATGCTTGCAACTCACCAGTACTAGGTTTATACAATAACTTAGCATTGCCTGTAAACAGGGTGGATGCTGTTCCTGATGTAGCGTTTGCAAACAATGGAAACAAGTTACTTGCTGTACTGGTGTCATTACTTAGGCTTGCACCACCTACACCTGCCCAAGCAGTACCGTTGTATCCCTCAAACTCTACTGACGTAGTGTTAAAGCGAAGCATTCCACTTGCAGGAGTTGGTCGTTGACCAGTCGTACCCTTGCTGATACTTAATGCACCAGTTGAAGTAAATGATGAATCAGCTGATGCAGTAAGAGTAGTGACTGTTGCAACAGCAGGAGTAGTAGCACCTACTGTTCCATTGATATTAACTGTTTGAGCTGCTGAGAAAACATTAGTCTGATCTAGTATTGCCGTGTTACTAAGAACAGCAGCTACTAAACGCAGTTCTACTTTATCTCCAGTAACAAATGCACTAGCCGTAGTGTTGTCTTGAGCACGAACAATAGTGAATGTATCAGTAGACCTAGCAGTTACTTTAACAATCTCAATTGTGTTAGCTACATTAGATAGTGTGCAATAAAAGTAGTCACCACCACTTAGGGTAGGAAACAAAGCACCTTGTCCAGTAGACACAGTAAGACTAACATCACCACTAGCAATCCCTGATGCTAGAGTAGATGTTGCATTATTGGTGAACTTTATAGCCATAATAATTCCCTATTAACCAACAGTGATAGTCCAATTAATTGTCAAAGAATCATTAGCACTTTTACCAATAGCACTAAACACCACATGTGACAGCATAGTTCCACCAGATGTAGCGTTGTTAAAGATACCTGCTTCAGTAATAGTACCTGTACCTACACCAGCAGCAAATGTCTTAGACAAACTCACAATATTTGCAGCTACACTAGAGGTAGTGTACGCAGCACGTATTAGTTCAGTACCAAGAGTTGTGTCACCTACTCCAGCAGGAGTACTATTAGTACCTATTGCTATAGCAACAAAGGGAGATGTACTGTTATTAATAATGGCAGAGGCTAAGAAGTTCTTTCCTACTTGAACAATTACATTCTTTTTTTC